GAGGAACGTGTCGACGCCTTTCGCCTCGCGGACCGTCTCGGCTCCGGCGTCGCGAAACAGCGGCTGGGGCAGCTCCGCGAGGAATCGCTCGACGCCTTGCGGGTCTGGACGGTAGCCGAAGTTTTCGTCGCCGGGCCAGCCGGCAGGGCCGGGGCCTCGGCCGAGGCCGGCGACAATCGCGGCGGCCGCGAGCCCCAGGAGCAGGGCGACAGCGAGCCAGCGAAGAGCGTTAGCGCGAGGCATCGGCGGCAGCCCTCGCGATGTCTCTGTATGCGGCGACCCACGCGGACCGCTGGGCCGGAGTCAGCGGACCGCCGGACGTGCCGGCCGTCGCGTCCAGGTGTTGTTTGATCGCCTCGCGGGCTCGCGGATGCTTCTCCCCGAGAGAGACTCCTCGGCACCGCAGCTCGCGGGCACGCTGCCGGAGATCGTCGACGGCGACGCCGGTCCGGATCAGCGGCTCGGCCTGCATCGAATCCCATTCGATCTCTGAGGCCAACTCCTCCATCAGGGCCGACACGGTCGCAGCGTCTGCCGAGGCGTCGGGGCCGACGAACGTCCCGCGGAGCGAGAAGCCGGGGGCCGGGCCGGGGGCCGGCTGCGGAGCCGGGGACGGCGGAGCGGACGAGCCCCACGCGAACGCGGCCGCCGCGAGCAGGGCAGCCCCGACGACGTGTCGCCGTTCGAGGGTCGGCAGCGACACGTCGCCGACGTACTTGTTCAACTTGTCGCCGGCGAACGCATAAGCCGCGGCAGCGATCAGGAGGGCGACGATCATCGGGCGAGCCTCGCGAGTGGAAGGAGCTGCTCGATCACGCCGCCCGCGAGAGCCAGGACCAGCGACCGGACGGCCGGGCGGGCCACGAGCCAGATCGGATAGAGCGTCACCGGGACCGCGTAGTCGGCGACCGCGTCGAAGAGCCTGGCGACCGCGTCGAGGGCGAGGGCCTTCTTCTCCTTTCCGGAGAGCGTCGCCACGGAGTCGAGGGCCGAGACGACAAGCCGAAGGAGCGCGAGGAGCAGCTCGCCGAACTCCGACCAGGTCAGGCCGTCGGCGGCCGCGACCTTCGCCGCCGCGATGTACGTCGTGATCTTGTCGAGGAGGCCCGACTGGTCGACGGCCTCGGTGATCGGAACGGTCGTGATGCTCATCGCTTCCGCCTCCAGACTTGATCGGCCGGGACCACTTGTCGGCGACGCTGCCGGCAGCTCTGACACTCGACGTAACGGACCTGGCGGTCGCCGGCCCGCTTGCTCGACTCGACGCGGCAGCGGCCGCCGCAGGTCGTGCATAGGCTCATGTCTTCGTTCCGACGAGAACCATGTCGTAGGTGGCCGCCAGCGTGTTGCCGGAGATCGAATACGCGATCACCTTGTCGACCGGAGTCGCCGTCGCTGAGCCCTCGACATTCGACACACCGACCGACCAGAGCAGGACGCCGCCGGGATGGACCTCGGCGCTCCAGTAAGGAGTCGACGACGAGTCGGCGAGCATGATCCCGAGGAACTGGGCCGCGCTTGTGTTCTTCACATAGAGCAGTCGGACCTTGTCGATCGACGCGGTGTAGGTCGTGCCCGACTGGGTCGGCACCGTCACCGACGACAGCGTGGTCGTATCGGTCCCGGAGGTGGCGACGCTGCCCGACTTCCTGATGTAGATATTCGCCTGGCTCGCGCCGGTCCCGTTCGCGAAGGCGATATTCTCCAGCACGACGGAAGAGTCCGACACGGCCCCGACGGTGAGCGTGTTCGTCAGATCGCAGTCGATCCGGAGGAGTCCGGAAACGGTCAGAGCGGAAGGCATAGCGTCCTCGTGTTAGCCGGCGTTGATTCGCATTCGGGCGACGGCGGCCGCGGCGGCAGCCTTCGATCCAGCGAGTGTCGAGACCTTGAACGAGCGAGCCGCAGGAGCCGGGGCCGCCACGATTCCCTCGGGGTAGTCGTCGACCCACACGTCGACCGCGATCCCAGCCTGGGCGGCCGCGTCGCGCTTCCGGGTGTCGGCCCCGCAAAGGATCAGGTCGCCGACCTCGAGGTCCGCGAACGCGAGCCGCAGCTCCTCGCGGTTCTCGTCGGTCGCCTCGCGTCGCGAGATACAGACAACGCGGTTACCCGCTGCCGTCGCCATGCCGACGAACGACCGCCACAGGCCAGGGGCCGCTGTGAACGTCCGGTCGTAGTCGAGCGAGATCACGAGCCCGCGGCCCTCGGCCCTGTGGTGGACGAGCCCTCGGGCTTCGCGCCAGGCCGACAGGGACCGAAGGCCGACGGAACTGTTTGGATACGCGGCGTGTGTTACTGGGCTTACGTCAAAGATCGCCGCGTCGGTGATCGTCCGCGTGACGTTGCCGGCGGGATCCTCGTCCCAGGTCTCGCCTCGCGGGTCGGGCAGTGAGAACGCGAACGACGAGCCGAAGATATAGCCTTCCCTGATCAGCGGAAGGACCTCGGCCGTCGTCGGCGTGCCGACCGGAGGAGTCGCCCGGAACACGAGGCCCTTCTCGTTCTCTTGGATCTGGAGCGTGCCGTTCGTCGTCCGGCCGAGGACGGCGGAGTCCATATGGTTGTATTTCGCGACCACGTCGGCGGCCCCTCGCGGATCGTTCGGCGAGCGGTCGAGCCACTTCCGGAACGCTCCTGGCATGAAGCGTTCTTTGAATCCGCCCAGGTCTACCGACCACTTGTTCCATGGCGGGGCCATGCCGACGATCTGCGGCCGGCCGTCGTCGCGGGTCTCCAGCCGCAGCTCGATGTCCGGGTCGCCAGCCTGGGCCAGATAGCGGGTCTCAACTTGCGACATCGTTCTCGCCTCCGTCCATGGGATCCGCCGACAGGTCCGAGACTCGCTTCCCGACCGTGAACTCGGTCGCCTGCCCGTCGTCGTGAATGCGAACCGAGGCGGCCGGCGAGTCGGGCGACGCGGAGATTGCGAAGGGCGACCCTTCGACACCGAGGACGCCGTCGGTCATCAGGTGCTCGATCGTTCCCTCGCCGCCGTCGAAGTAGACGTACTGGCCGAGAGCGAACCCGCCGGCCTGGTCGACGCTCTCGCCTTCGGACGACTGGTCGTCCGGCGAGTCCTCGGCGACTGACGGCAGCGGCTCGCCTCCGGCGGCCCCGGCCTGAGCGGCCGCGGCGTCGAGCGTCGAGAAGCCGAGCTGGACGAAGGTCTGATTCGCAGCCGGAGTGTCGAGCAGCTCGAAGTCTTCCCTGTCTCTTATTTCGTTCGGCGTGATTGATCCGAGGTTCCAGAGCGTTTGATACAGGGCGGCCCGGCCGGCCGTGTCGGCCCGGAGGATCCCTCGCGTGTCGAGCTTCGCGTATACGTCCTCGCCGTAGACCGGCTGAAGCGCCATGTCGATCGGCGACTCCATGCGGCGAGCCCATGGAAGCAAACACCAAACCTGCGCGGAGAGATGCTCCTGCTCGACCGTCGAATATTTATTCATCTTCGCGTCGCCGAGGAGCGTCGAAGGGACGCCCCAGTGACGGCACACGTCAGGCAGGATCGCGTCTCGCAGCTCTTGAAACTGCGACGCCTCCATCGAGTTTGAGTCGATCGGCTTCAGTCGCGTCTTCTTCGGGAGGACGGCGGCCTTCCCGCGGTTCTCGGCTCCGCCGTAGACCTGGTGGAGCGACTCGCGAAGAGCGTCGACCGCTTCGTCGGGGATTCGCTCGTCGGTCTCGAGGACCATGTCGGGCCGGGCGGAGTTGTCCCAGAACGCGGTCGCCGCGGTGTCGAGCTTCTGAGCCAGGCGGATCGAGGTCGCGCACATCTCGGCCGGAGCGTGCCCGACGATTCCGTTGTCGCTGATCCACTTCCAGTGAAGGACCTGCTCCTGTGGGATCGTCTCCCACACTCCGCGGTCCGTCCAGAACTTGTAAGACAGCGAGTAGTCGTCGAGCTGCTCGACCTTCACCCGCGACGGGTGCATGGGCACGAGCTGCGACATCCAGCCGCGGTCGCCGGAGAGAATCCTCGCGTAGCCGTTCCCGTGGAGGGCCGCCCAGTAGGCTTGCAGCAGGTAGAAGTCGAACGCCGATTGCCAGCGGTTTGGCCGCTTGCGGAGCGTGTAGGCGGCCGGGATGTCGGCCTTCTCGCGGCGGCCGTCTGGCCGGTGCCGCATGATCTGGACCGGGCAGATCGCGACAGCCTGGGCGATCCAGCGGACGACGCCGAAGATGCTAGAGACGCGGATCGCGGTCTCGGGTCCGATGTTCCCCGGAGAGATCGCTCCGAACGCGTAGGGCGACCCGAGCGAGGTCGACCGAAACGAGATAACGCGAGCGGCCGCGGCGGCCTTCGCCGGGGAGCGGCGGCGGCTGCCGCGGCCTCCATTGGCGGTCGGCTTGCGGCTGGGCTTCTTTTCGGGCACGGGCGGCGACCTCGTGGACGGTGCCCGCCAATATCCCAGCGGCCTGCCGGGCAGAATCTCGCTACAGGACGCGGATCCGCCACTCGTCGAGGCTCCGGCCGGTCCCCGTGTCCTCGTCGGTGGACGCGAGCGCGAGGGCATTCACGAGAGCCGCGACACCGTCGATCTTCTCGGTCGACTTCGCCTTGTCCGGCTTGATCATCCCGGTGGGGTCGGTGTAGACGCAAACGTTGTTTGCGTTCCACTGGGCGACCGGATTCCCGCCCGTGCGGAGCCGCTTCTCGACGACCAGGGCCTCGAGGAGTTTGCATGGCGAGTTGAGCGTCGACGTTTTTTGCGCTATGTCCTTCGTCGTGATCCCTTCACGCTGGAGCAGCGTCTCGAGGGCTCCGGCCTGCCAAGGGTCGCAGCCCACGGCCTTGATCTCGTGGGTCTCGCCATACGCGATGATGTCGCGAGCGACGCTCTCGTGATCGAGCCGGTGTCCGTCGGTGACGGTCACCCAGCCGTCGCGGATCCAAGAGTCGTAGGGGATCCCTTCGCGGACGCGGTCGGCCACGGTCTCGCGTGGGACCCAGTATTTCCACTCGACCGAATAGGAGCCGTCCGACTCCTTGAACACGAACGCGGCCGCCGTCATGTCGAGATTAGACGCCAGGTCGACGCCGACCCAGCACGGCCGGCCCTCGGTCGGATCGAGCGGACCGGCGGAGCAGGCCGACCAGTCGAGCGGAGGGACGAACCAGCGCGAGTCGCCGGCCTGCCAGACGTTGAGCGAGTAGCGGAGGAACTTCGACATCTTCCGCGGGTCGGTCGTCGCGTCCTGGTAGTCGGCCGCGAACTCGTCCTCGGGGAACGCGATCCCCATCGAAGGGTTCGCCTTCCGCCAGACCTTCGGGTCGGAGAAGTCGTCGTCCTCGTCGGCCGCGTAGATCAGACCGTAGAAGGTCGGGTTCGCCTTCGGATCCTTGATCACCAGCTCGCAGTCCTGCCACCAACGCCAGCCGATCCCGTTTCGATCGGAGCCCGCCGTTGAGATCGAGATCACGAGACCGTTCGCCGTGCCACGGGTCGCGTAGATCAACGCGTCGACCAGGTCGGGCGAGCGGAAGCTGTGGATCTCGTCCAGGATCACCGAACCGTTTAAGCCTTCATTCCGCCACGAGTCGGAGGACAGGCATCGGATCTCTTTCCCGGTCTCGCGGTTCCGGATGATGCTCCGCGAGTCGACGACTTCGAGCCGCTTCGATAGCTGCGGGCTCGCCTCGACCGACTGCCGGACCATGCGATACATCGTCCGAGCCTGGAGGCGGTCGTTCGCCGCGAGGAACACGTCCTGGGCCGGAGCGTGGCAGGTCGCCATGTATTGGGCGAGCTGCGACATCAGGCTCGACTTTCGGTTCTTCTTCGGGACGAAGATCCCGGCCCGCCGGAACCGGAGGCGGCCGTCGGGGCGACGCCAGCCGAAGAGCGGACGAAGGACCTTCTCGGCCTGCCACTCGATCAGCTCGATACGCTTCGGGTCTCCGCCGCGTTCGTCTGGGTGTCGACACAGCCCCTGGACGAAGTCGACAGGGGCCTGGGCCGCGTCCTCGTCCCACTTGTAGCCTGGCAGATACTCCGGCCGCTTCTTCGGGTCGAGCGGCTTACCCGCGGACGGAGAGCTTCGCGAGGATCGCGGCTTCGGGGTCGTCTTCTTCTTCGCCATTCTTGGGATCCTGCGGGATACGGGCGGCAGCGGCTGCCGTCAGTCCGAAGTCCCTCGCCAGTGTGACGAAGTCGCGGCGCGAGTCACGGAGCAGTTTCGCCACAGGGCTCGCGGCCTGGCCCTTGTCGGTCGCGGTGACGAAGCCCTCGGCCAGGACCTGGTCCTCGAGGAGGCGGATCTCGGAGTGGAGCCGGCACAGGATCGCGAACGCGTCGGCCTGCTCGGGGACGAGTCGGCCGTCGGCGATCAGCGTCGGGGCGACGCGGTCCCAGAACGCGGCGGCCGCCGGCACGAGCTGCACGCTCGCGGGGACGGCGACGCCTCCGACCGGCACGACGGCCGGGGAACTCCGGGTCATCGTGTTTCGGCCGGCCTTTGATCTCTGGCTCTTCGGGTCAGGCGTCGGACCTCTACTCCCCATGCGGGACTCCAGTTTTTTGAAACCCGACAGAAATACGCGTCGAGG